GCTTCTTCCTGTAATATCTCCCGACTTACCAAGGATTTACCATGAACCAGGTGCTTGCCAGCGCAGTCGTAGACATCCTCAAGCCTTCGACGCCCACTACAATTGGAAATTTCAGGGTTGAGGTATGGGGCCAGCCGCCCTACGACTTTGTTCGGACCTATGAAATCTTGGCGAAATCCGATAATGTAGCTGCACAGGAAGGCATCCAGCGCTTCGTCAAAGAGATGGAAGCTCTGGATACACCGAAGGAATAGCTTCCATGCCCATGACGCCCGGCTTGATGCCCAATATCCGGCAGCCTGCACCCGAAGAGGAAGCTATGGGCGACAGCGACGTTATCGTTGAGATCATTGATGACGCCAAGGACACGGCAAAGACCGACAAAAACGGCGCAATTCTTGAGATTGAGCATGCAGACGGTTCGATAACCATCTCACTGGATGGGAAACCCATCAACGACAACCGCAAAGAGCGGGATGAGACCGATTGGTATCGCAATTTGGTCGAAGATGTTGCTGAAGGCGCTCTGAACGGCATCGCACAGGACCTCCTGCGCGGCATTCGCGACGATATCTCCAGCCGCAACGACTGGATTGAGGATCGCGCGCAGGGCATCAAGCTCCTTGGCCTCAAGATTGAGATCCCCGGCTTGCAGGGAGCGACTGACGGCGCTCCGGTAGAGGGCATGAGTAAGGTCCGACACCCGCTGCTGCTTGAAGCAGTGCTGCGATTCCAAGCAAATGCGCGTTCTGAGCTGCTCCCGACTGACGGGCCGGTCAAAATTCGCGACGACAACAACAATGCAACCCTTGAGAGCGACCAGTTAGCCAATGCGCTGGAGAATGATCTCAATCATTACCTCACAGCGACGGCTACAGAGTACTATCCCGACACGGATCGCATGTTGCTAATGCTTGGCTTTGGCGGAACGGCCTTCAAGAAGGTCTATTACTGCCCGCTGCGCAACCGTCCCGTGTCTGAGAGCGTTGATGCGAACGATTTGATCGTTAACAACGCCGCTACAGACCTTCGGAATGCCAAAAGGATCACCCACAGGTCCTATATGCGCCCCAGCACGGTCAAAAGGCTGCAAATTCTCGGTGTGTACGCCGATATTGACCTATCAACCCCTAAAGCTCCGACCCTTGACAGCGTCCAGCGCGAAAAGAACGCTCAGCAGGGCATCACAGCCGAATCAATGAACCCTGAAGACCGTGATCGCGAGATCTATGAGGTCCATTGCGAGCTAGATCTGCCGGGATTTGAGCATAAGCACAAAGGCAAGCCGTCTGGGCTTGAGATTCCCTACACGGTCACCATCGATCTGTCGTCTCAGCAAGTTTTGTCGGTGGTAAGGAACTATGATGAGGATGATCAAGAGCTTCCAATCGCTAAGCGTCGCTTTGTTAAGTATACTTTTGTCCCTGGCATGGGCTTCTATGACATTGGCCTGCTCCATATACTTGGCAATACGACAAATGCTATCACGGCGGCATGGCGGGAACTCCTAGACGCTGGCATGTACAACAATTTTCCCGGTTTCCTTATGGCGGACACCGGAGCTAGGCAGAACACCAACATATTCCGTGTCCCTCCTGGTGGGGGTGCCTTGGTTAAGACCAATGGCATGCCAATTAATCAAGCCATCATGCCGCTCCCCTACAAGGAGCCATCTGGCGCTCTGATGAACCTGGTTAACCAGATGTCAGAGACCGGCATGCGTGTAGGCGGAACATCTGAAGTCATGGTGACTGAAGGTAAGCCTGACGCTCCGGTGGGAACTACGCTTGCGATGATTGAGCAGGCCCAGAAAGTTCTGAACTCGGTCCACAAGCGCATGCATGCATCTCAAGCTGAAGAGTTTGATATGCTTGTTGAGTGTTTCCGTGAGCATCCTGAAAGCTTCTGGATGAAGCGCCGCAGGCCTGCCTATCCATGGGATGAGAAGACGTTCTTGGACGCCTTGGACAGCTACTACTTTGTCCCGCAGGCGGACCCAAACACATCGAGCCAGACCCAACGCCTGATGAAGGTGCTGGCGCTCAAGCAGTTGGTGGCCTCTAACCCGTCCCTGTACGACCCAATTGCGGTTGATACGGCTGCGTTGCAGGCTCTGGGCTGGTCTAACCCGTCGCAGTTCATGATACCCAAGTCTGCGCAGGGCAAGCCGCCGCCAGAGCTGATGCAGGCTATGGCTAAGGCTCAGAACGACAAGAGCAATGCCGAAGCCCGCATGATGGACAGCCAGACGCGCGCGCAGGAGTCTCAGGCTCGCCTTGAGCTTGATCATCTGCGCCTCCAGATGGAGATGCAGCGCGACCAAGGCGACCCAGCCAAGATGGCGCAGATTGATACGCAGCAGATGGAGATCGAGCAGCGCAATCAGGACACCATGTTTGATGCCATCAACCGCAAGCGCGACCGGGAAAGCCGTGAGCGCCTTGCCGCAATTAAGCTTGCTGAAGAGGTCATGCGCAACCCGGAAGGGCTTGCTGACGCACAGCAGTTCTTGGACCCCAATATGCTTGAGCGTTTGGAAGACAACGAACCTACTCTAGACGGAACCAAGACTGGAGAACTGTAATGGCAAGCTCTCTTCGCGCAAAAAGAAGCGGCCCGCTGTATGTGCCTGAGGAAAACCCTGAAGCTATGGCTGCGCAAGAATACGCTCAGTCAAAATACAACGAGCTAATGGACCCGTACCGTAAATTTAAGCAGGGCATCATTCAGGACGCTTACAACAATGTTCTTCAGCAGACCGGAGATCCGAGACAGGCTGAATCGGCTGCAAATTCTATTGCTGGGAAGATCTCTCGGACAGAATTTGTTGGAAGCGTTGTTGCCCCTGAAGTTGCCCTTGCTGGTGCGGGCAGATCCATTGGCGCTGCCAGAGATCTTGCTAGCCGGGTGATGGGCGGCTCTCGCGCCGCAGAAGCCCCGGCAGCCGTGAGAGCGCTGCCGCCGCCTTCTCCTTCTGCCGCTCCAAGGACGCCCATTGCTAGGGAGCCAGTGTCTACTCCTGATGTTATCCCCATGGGCGGGCCTTTGCGGGATGCTCCGCAGATTGGTTACATCCGTCCTGAACAGCGCTACACTATGCGCGATATTAGGCAGTCAGGGGAAAGGGCAGGGCCGCCTACTCGCTATCAGATGGAAGCGCGCGAGTCGGCTAGAAATCCTGTTCGCGATCAAACATATGTTCCCCTTGAGGATGTAAGAGTTCCAAGGGATGTCGTTTCTGATCCTGGCGGCATCCCTACCCTGAACACTGAGGGCAAACTGCCTGTCAGCAATGCTCCAAAATGGGCTAACGAAAGGCTTGCGCAGGAACAGCGGATTGCTGATGCAATTGCAGAGGGCAACATTGCTCCTGATGCCATGCGGAACGCTAGGGCTTTGTCTGATAGGGATGAAGCATTGTTCCTTGCCAGGCAGCAGGCGCAGGCTACTGATGATGGGATGAACGCGATGGCTGGCCAGTATCGTCGCCAGCCGGGCACAGCAGTTGTTCCTGCGCAGACGCGCCAGTTGCAGAGCATTATAGACAAGCATTTTGGTGCGCCGACTGTTGCGCAGGCTGAAGGCCGGTCAATGGCTACTGGGCCAACGCACTTTGCCGAAGTTCCTGCTGGTGGGCCTAAGCTGGTTGGGGAATCCTTTGCCGGTCCTCAGGCCCCCGGTGACTGGTATCGCTATGCAAGCGCCAAAGCGGCAGATCCTGCGGCTGCGGGCGGCATCTCGCCGTTGCTTAGGTATGGCATTCCTGCTGTGCTTGCTGGCGGCGCTGGCGTTGGCGTTGGCTCTCTCTATGACTATGCCAGCAGCAACGGGTTGCCACCGGCTGGTGGCGTTCCTGGTGGCGCTGCCCCTGCGGCTGGCGCACCTGATGATGACAGGTTAAGAATGGCCCCCGGCGATGACCGTTTGGCCTACTTTATGGGGCCAACCCCTGACATCAATGACAATCGTCGCGGCAGATATTTTGTCGGTACGCCCGCTGAAACTCTTGGCACAAGGCGCGCTACAGCATCTGCTACTGAAGCTGCTTACGGCCCGGAAGCTGCCCGTCAGGCTGCCATTGATATGGTTCGCGGCAGGCAAGAATTTGAGCAGGGGCCTGTTGGCTCCGGTCGCGGCTCTGCGATTGCTTATCCGACAAATGTCGAAGGCATGAATAACCTTATCGCAAACATGCAGGCTGCTCGCAAAGAAAATGCTGCTTTGGATAGCCGATTGGCCCGTGAGGCTGCTGTTGCGTCTAACCAGTCTCGTGCGCAGGAAGCCCTTAGCCAGCCAAGGCGTCCGCAAGAAGGCATGATGTCTAAGATCTTTGGGCAGCCCGCAACTACGAAACAGCTCTTTGAGCAGTCGCAGGCTGACCCTGGAGATGCTGGCGCATGGATGCGCGCAGAGCGCCAATATGCAAGAACCCATCGTGACGAGCCAAATTTTGATGTCACAAAACTTAACGAGCAGGGCATGAAGCGCGGCGGCTCCGCTGGTGGTAAGCAGGATTCTGTTCACAAGGCTCTTGAGATTATCCATCACCTGATCGCTGCTCGCTAAGGGTCTTGACCATGAAGCGCAACTCCATCAGCGAAGCCCTGCGCATTGCTCGCAAGCGTTATGCTGATGGCGGTGGTCCCAGCTATGGTCAAATAGCTTACGAGCAGCTTTTAAGGGATATAGCTGTTCAAAAAGCTAAGGCATTGCCTAAGATTACTCCTCTGACGGATCGCGGCCCCAAAAGCGAGACGCCAAATCCTGTTGCCCAAAGCATTATTGCTGACGGTGGCGTTAAAGCTCCTGCGGCTGGTGCAGCGCCTATTGCCCCCATCATCCCAGAAGCTGGCGGCAGTGGTGAGGGTGGCCTGACAGGATCATATGGCCTGCCTTCTTCTACACCCGAAGGCATAATGTCATCGACATCAACCGGCCCGTCTGCGCCGTCAGGGGCAACGCCAGGCTTCTCGTTTACGGGAGCGCCTATAGGCAAGGTTGATACTTATGACTTGCCAGCTCCTACTGGTGTGCCATCCCTTGACACAAAGTCGGTTAATACAACCTCTGTTGCGCCTATGCCGGGCATGTTTGGAGACATGTATACCGGGAAGGCAGCCGCTCAAAACAACGCCGCTGCAAACCAAGCAGCTCTTGGCGCGCAGATAGGAACCCAGGTTGGCAATGCCTTTAACACCATAGGCACAACGCCAGCGGTTTCTACCGGCAAATCCTCAAGCCCATTTGGCGCGTTGGGAGTTGGCCCGCAAAGCACCCAGCCAACCTTTGACGTTATGGGCAATGTAGCTATGCCTGGCTCAAGCCCATATGGAGCAGCGCCGTCTGCGCCTGCGCCGGGAGCGCCATCCTCTAAAGGCACAACGCCGGGTGTCCAAGCACCTTCATTTGCTGCGCCTCCACCATTTGCGACAGCAGAAGAGCTTGGCAAGGATGTGCCTGCGGACATGATTGGCCCAACCATTGGTGGTTTGCCGTTTAGCCAAGCTGCAAAAGACCAATCAATCAGCGGCGAAACAGGATCATTTGGTGAAAGCAACGGACCTAGCGGGACCGGCAGCCAAGGCGGTCAGGGCGGCGGGTCTCCGGGTTCAGGCACAGGGCCGTCTGGCTCAAATGAAGGGACTGCTGGCCTTGGCGCTGGTACGCCCGGCACTACAGGCGCTGATTTAGGGTCTAGCGCGCCATCAGCAGCCCCGGCCATGGGCATTTCAGTAATGGACCTTGCTGACATGACGCCAGAAATGGCGGATGCTTTAGCTAATGCGCAGAACGAAGCTGCTCCTCCTGACGCCCCTGACGCGCCGGATGCGCCGGATGCCCCTGATGCGCCATCGGCACCGGACGCGCCTGCGGCTCCAGGGGCACCAGCAGCCCCTGCGGCTCCTGCGGCTCCTGACGACTCTGCTGATGAAGGGAATGATGAGGGCGACGAAGGCGATGAAGGCGAAGGTGAGGGGGAAGGTGAGGGCGAAGGGGAGGGCGGCGGTGGCGGCGGCGGCGAAGGCAGCGGTGAAGGTGAGGGCGAAGGCGAAGGTGAAGGGGAGGGCGAAGGAGAGGGAGAGGGCGGCGATGGCGATGGCGATGGGGGAGATGGCGGTGAAGGCGGCGAAGGGGGCGGCGGCGACGGCGGTGGGGGTGATGGCGGTGGGGGTGAAAAACGCGGTGGCCGTGTAGCGCCTCACGTGAAGAAGGCCCTGCGTCTTACCGACAAGCCTGCAAAGCGAATCAAGCTAAAGCCGCATGCGTCTTCTACCAAAAACCCTGACACGCAAAAAATGGTAAAGACAGCTATGGGTATTTTAGATAAAAGGAGGAAGCAGCGCGCTAAAGGGGGGTAAGCGATGTCTGATTGCGGTGTAACGTCGTCTTTTATCAAAGAGTTTTGTGTTTTCAGGTCTTCCGCTGACAGAACCTACAAGAACTCCGCTGGTAAGAGGATGCAGTGGATTCTTGATCTGCGGTTGGCCATGTTGGATGGCCGCATTCTTCATGAGGTAGCCAATCAATTTTGGGATATGTTTGGAGACATAGATTGTCAGCTTGCCGGTATTGAAATGGCCGGTATCCCATTGGTGTCTGCCATTGCTCTTGAAGGGCACAGGCGCGGCAAAGATGTCTCTGCTCTCATTGTTCGCGTCAAACGCAAGAAGCATATGGCGGCTGAGATCATTGAAGGTGCGCCAAGCGGCAAGCCAATCCTCCTGATAGATGACGCGCTCAATTCTGGCCGCAATGCTGAGCTTGCTAGGAAGAAGCTTGAAGCCATAGGCCTAAAGGTTGCCGGTCTGTTCTGCATTGTTGATTTTCGGTCTAATGCTGGCATCCATTGGCGCGTAAACAACAAGGTAGAGGTTACCAGCCTCTTGGATTTAGGCAGCTTGAACCTCCAATACTCAAGATCTCATGCCCCTCTTGCAGATTACGAGATCAAATGGTCGTTTGCGGCCCCTAATCCTAAGCTTGACTTTGCGGTGGCCAAATCAACGCCTGTGATCTTTGAGGACAAGATCATTTTTGGTTCAGATTCCGGTATTGTTTGGGGTGTTGAGAAAAACACGGGCCGCATCTGCTGGCAATTTAAGACCAATGACCGCACTGGTAAGGGAGTCCTATCTTCTCCCGTTGTTCGGAACGGAAATGTCTATTTCGGTTCCTATGATGGCGGTTTGTACTGCCTAGACGCAAAGACTGGGCGTCAGGTATGGGCAAGCATGTGTTGCAATTGGATTGGCTCAAGCCCGGCGGTCCATGGTGACAAAATCTATGTTGGTTTGGAGTACAGAAACTCAACGCAGGGCGGCAAAATAGCCTGTTTTGACCTAAAAGGTCAGATTTTGTGGACTAAACCGACCGTTAAACCCCTGCATTCCTCACCAATCATTCATAGCCATGGCGGCAACGACTATCTGATTACTGGCACCAATGATTGCGACCTGTTTGCGCTTGATCCAACCACTGGCGATGTCATTTCGCACTTTAAAACAGGCGGTCCAACCAAATACCATTGCGCTGCATGGGGTAACCGGGCTGTGGCCTGCGCTTTTGATGCGATCTATGTTTGGAACTATCTGACTGGGGACGTTCTCCTTAAGTTAGAGACCGAAGACATCAATTATTCCAGACCTTTAGTGGTTGGGGACATAGCATTTTGCGGGTCTGCTGATGGCAACCTCTACATGATCAACATGCGGTCCTGCGAATTGGTTGGACAGATTGATGTGGAGGAGAAGATCCATTCCTCACCAGCGCTCATCGACGGACTAGTCTGGGTTGGGACATCTGCGGGAGAGTTGATCGCAATTGACCCCATAAACTTTGAAATGATGTACCGATTTGCCTTCCCAGAGCGCATAACGTGTACACCTGTGTCAGATGGGAATTTAATCTTTGTTTACACCTACGATAACCGCATTTGGGCTATATCCAAGAAGTAGTCCCGCCGCTTTTCTTGTGATAGTGTCTGAATAGGCAATTCGCCAACGGGGACGCCCGTAATCCTGGTACTAGGAGTCGTCATGTCAGATATGGCAAAACAGGCCCGTGCGGCCATGAAAGCTAAGGCCCAACGCCTTGGCGGTGATCGCCCAACCGAAAAAGTTGATTCGTCCACTTTTACGCCCCCGGAGCTTTTGAACAGCGATGTGAAGACCGGCATGCGTCCGATCTCGCGCCGTGCGTATAAGTCAGGTGGCAAGGTTCAGGGCGCTAAGGGTCCTGCCAACATGGGCAAGGCTCCCCGGTCTGGCAGCAAGCCTATGACGGCTGATTCCATGGTCAATAAGGACATGAAGGAAGCCAATCAGGAGCGCGAAGGCATCAAGCACATTGGTGGATTGAAGTCTGGCGGTCGCACCAAGAAAATGGGTGGCGGTCCTTTGCCCGCAAGCATTGGCAATGCCCAAGCCATGATGGACAGGGCCAAGGCTACCTCTAGCGTCCCGATCACCAACCTTGGGTCTCAGACCAGGCCGGGGTCAAACAGGTTTAAGCAGGCTACCGGCTTGAAAAAGGGCGGCGCTGCCAAGCATGATGACGTTAAGGAAGACAAGGCTCTCATCAAGAAGATGGTGAAGTCTGAGGCCCGCACCGGCAAAGATGATGGCGGTGAAATTGAGGGTGATGAGGGCTACAAGAAGGGTGGCCGAGCTAAAAAACTTGGCGGCGGCGCTTCTGTTTATGATCGCGTTGATGCTGCACGGGCACGGCGCGGCGATTATGCGTCTCCAGATCAAGTTGAAAGTGGGCGTCAATCTGCAATGTCTTCTGCGGAGCGCGCTTTGGGCATGAAGCCTGATGAAGCTCCCGATTACAAAAAGGGTGGCCGCGCTAAGCGGGCTACTGGCGGCGGCGTGTTTGACGGCCCCGGCTATCCCGGCAAGGTCCCCGGCGTAGTGCCCGGCGGTCGCACTGCCCATGCTCGCGGCGGCAAGGCTGGCAAGAGTAGGGGCAAGGGCAAGACCAACATCAACATCGTCATTGCTTCCGGCAAGCCTGCTGGCCCCGGCGACATGATGGGCAACCCCATGGGTGGTCCGACTAGCCCTCCCGGCATGGATGGGATGCCCGGTGGCATGCCTATTGCTGTGCCGCCTCCTGCTGGCGGTCCTCCCGGTGGCGCTCCTATGCCTATGCCCATTCCGATCCCAATGCCGGGTCCTGCTGGCCCTGCTGGCCCTCCCGGCATGCCTATGCCCCGGAAGTCTGGTGGCCGGGCATATCGTTCCTATGAGGACATAGATGCCGGTGCTGGCTCTGGTAAGGGCCGCTTGGAGAAGGCTGAGATTGCTGAGAGCAAGCGTAGCGCTCGCAAGGTTGGTGGCCGCACCTATAGTTCTTACAAGGACATGGATGCTGGTTCCGGTGGTGGTTTTGGCCGACTTGAGAAGGCCGAGATCGCTTCAAAGACTGCCCGTATAGAGAAGGGCAACTACTGAGTTTGCGGCCAATGCGCGCTTAAGCCGCAAATTGGGTGGAGATGCGATCCCCCTTCGTGTCTCCACCCTCCAATCATAAGGGGGAACTGTCAGGGGGCAGTTATGAAAACCACATATCAAGCCTACTACCAATATGAACTGAAGAAACTGATCCATGAGAACATCGAGAGACTGAAAGAAGGTCTCGTAAGTTCTTATCAAATCGAAGGTTTTGACTTTTCGGGCTACCGACACCAAGTAGGTAGGGTCGAAGGACTTCGCTTGGCTCTCCAGCTTTGCGAAGATGCAGAAGCCATTGTGAATGGCAAAGAGTAGGGGGATTAAGCATGCCGTATATGCAGATGGAACATGAAACCGATCCGGCTCAAAGCCTGAAGAATGACTTGGGGGACATTTCAGACGTTGAAGTCTTCAACAATCAGATACTGGTGGCGGTCTACATCCGCCCTCAGAAGACAAGAAGTGGAATCATACTCACTGACAAAACAACTGAAGAAGACCGTTACCAGTCCAAGGTAGGTTTGGTTGTCAAGAAAGGCCCGCAAGCCTTTTTGGACAAGTCTGGTGAATGGTTCAAGGGTATCTCAATCGAAGAAGATGATTGGATCGTGTTCCGCCCGGCTGACGGTTGGAGCATTGTCGTCAACAATGTCCTGTGTCGCATGATTGACGATGTCAATATTAAGGGTCGCATAAGCCACCCTGACCAGGTCTGGTAAGGAGAAAAACCATGGCAGAAGCAGAAGAGACATTAGAATTTAGACTGGACGACGCACCTAAAATGGATCGAACAAAAGACAGCGATGCCGTTGTTGAAATTGTTGATGATCCCGTTTCTCCGGATGACGGAAAACCGGAGAAAGATGTCGATAAGGCTCTGAAAAAGCTCAATAAAAAGCTTGATGAGGAGCGCAAGGCCCGCATGGAAGCTGAAGCTGTGGCTAGGCAAGCTACAGAACAGGCCCGTGTCCTCCATAATGAAGCCAGCGACAGCAATCTGCACCTTGTCAGCGGCGCTATTGAGTCCGTCAGGCGCGATCAGGAGATCTTAAAGTCTCATCTTCGCGATGCTATGGCCATTGGCGACTACGACAAGGCTGCGGATCTGCAAGAGCAGATGGCCTCCAACATCACAAATCTGCGTCAGCTTGAGCGCGGCTTTGACGAAATGAAGCAGCAGCCAAGGTTGCAGCCTCAGGCCCCTGCCGGATCTGACATTGATGTTGACTATCTCATCAACAACGTCACCCCAAGGTCTGCTGAGTGGTTGCAGCGAAACCGTGATCATGTCTCAGATGCTCGCGCTATCCGTGTGATGAAGCGAGCCCATGAAGACGCAGTGGACTACGGCATTGCGCCGGAGTCTGATGCCTATTTCCAGTTTGTAGAGAACCGGATGGGCATTGGTGGAGACAGCCGGAAGTCCATACCAGAAGTAGACAACGTCATGTCTTCAGCGGCTTCCAGCACCCAGAGGCGCTCTGCGCCGCCATCGGCTCCTGTTTCGCGCCAGCCAATTGATTCGCCAAACCGTCCGGGGGTCATCCACCTGACGGCAGCGGAGGTTGAGGCTGCGCGAATCAGTGGGATCACCCCACAGGAGTACTACAAAAACAAAACGCGCGACTCTGGTCGCCTGAACTAAGGAGAAAACCATGTCTGATACAGCAAAACGTCGCGGTCGCCCGCCCAAAACCCTGTCTGAGGCTATTGCAGACAACAATCTGCCGTCAGAAGCCGATAACTTTGCACCGGCAAGGGATCGCCCAACCATGCGCCCAGTTATGCGTGAAGAAGACCCCAGAGTGTCTGCTGCCCGCCGTGCTGCGGAAATTCGCGGGCATTTAGGGAATATGGATGAGGGTGAGGACAAGTTCCGGGCTCCTCCGGCTCCTCCCGGCTGGGAATACGAGTGGAAACGTCGCCTTCTCCTTGGTCAGGAAGACCCGTCATATCAGGTATCACTTGCGCGAATTGGCTGGGAGCCTGTTCCAACCTATCGCCACCCTGAAATGATGCCGTTGCAGGGTAACCACCCGACAATTGAGCGTGATGGGATGGTTCTCATGCAGCGTCCGGGCATAATTTCGGATGAAGCGCGCGCAATGGAGCTGAGCAGGGCCAGAGGCCAAGTTCGCGTGAAAGAACAGCAGCTTAACGCGACACCGGATGGCACTTTGACCCGTGACCATCCCAGTGCCCGGCCCCAAATCAAGAAGGGCTACGAGCCAATTCCTGTCCCGGAAGGCTAAAATAGAACAATTAAGGGGCTGGCCAAAAACCGGCCCCTTTACATTTGTGATTTATAGATGTAATTTTTGCTTCGAAGCCTTTGCAGGCTCATCTGTCCCCCGGCGCGGACAGTTAACTCCTCCCTGGTTCTTAATCTCCCCGGCGCGAGATGACGAGCTTCCTGTAAAAAGGAGATTCCGTCATGGCGAACACGCAAGCCTATAACGGTTTCCAGCAGTACAAGGGGAATGGCTCTGCTCCGACCTATGAACAGGTCGTTGCCACCATTCAGTCCACCAATACCACTGCGATTTACTACGGCGATCCCGTTGAGCCCAACGCTGCTGGCTATATCATCCAGGGCACTGGCTCGATCACCATCGCTGGTGTCTTCGTTGGTTGTAAGTACCTCTCGACGAGCCAAAAACGCACTGTTTGGTCCAACTATTGGCCCGGCAGCGACAACAACGGCAATGTTGAGGCCTACATCATCAACGATCCTAACGCCCAGTTTGTTGCGTCTGGCGATTCCTCCACTTCTCTGTGGGTGCAGGCTGCCATCAACACTAACTGTGGCTATGCGATTGGCACTGGTAATACCGCTTCTGGTATTTCTGGCGCTTATCTCGACTCCACAACTCTCGGAACCACTTCAACTCTGCCGTTCCGCGTTATCGGTTATGTCATTGATCCTCCTGGGGGTCCTGGCACCGAGACTGGCGCGTATCGTAAGGTCATTGTCGCCTTCAACAGCGTCTCGACCAAGCAGCTTACCGGCATCTAAGGGAGTAAGGACCAATGGCTGTCAATCTCAGTTCCATTAAAGACCTTCTCCTCCCCGGTCTCCGTGGCGTTGAAGGCAAGTACGAGCAGATCCCTGCCCAGTACGACAAGATCTTCACCAAGCATGAGTCGAAGATGGCTCTGGAGCGCACCGCTGAAATGCGCTTCCTGGGTCTCGCTCAGCTCAAGACCGAAGGCGGTCAGACTGCCTTTGATAACGGCGCTGGTGAGCGCTACATCTACAACCAGGAGCATACCGAGATCGCTCTCGGCTATGCCATCACTCGCAAGGCGATTGATGACAACCTGTACAAGACCCAGTTCATGCCTTCGAACCTCGGCCTAATTGAATCTTTCCATCAGACCAAGGAAATCTACGGCGCGAACGTCCTTAACACCGCGACGACCTACAATGCGTCTATCGGCGGCGACGGCAAGGCGCTCTGCGCCAACGACCATCCCATCGATGGCGGCACGGTCTCCAACATTCCGGCAACTCCCGTTGACCTGAATGAGTCGACCCTGCTGAACGGCATGATTGCGATCAGGACGGCTTTCAAGGACCAGGCTGGTCTGAAGATCTTCGCCCGTGGCCGCAAACTCGTTGTGCCCCCGCAGCTTGAGCCGGTTGCTATCCGTCTGACGAAGACGGAACTGCGCCCCGGCACTGCGG